GGACACGATGTCTGATATATCATCGTCATCCTCCTCCACCGCCATTCGTGGTGTGGTGTTCATTGGGGGTGGTGGGGGCATCATCACACCACCCATAAGGCTTGAGATATCAATCCCAGGTCCCCGCATCTCATACTGACCCGTGCCTCCCACAGGGGCTGTATCCGCTGGACCAGATGGCGCGCGTGTCGTATTCTGCATCGCTTGCATCATATTGTTCACGAGGTCTGGGTTTTGCTTGAGTACATCATTCATATTGGGCATCACAGATTTGAACATACTGTTGGTCAAGTGGAACATCATCGCTGAACCACCCAACATCATAATGAGCTTGACTTCTGGCGCCACATTGACCTTCGAGCGGTACTTGACGTAGAGCTCCTCAAAGACGCCATCGTAGTCATCCACATTCTCCATCACAGACTCAGACCAACCCTCAAGTTGAATCTCAAATGGATTGTAGCGTTTGTTAAGGAACTCAAGGCCAGTCACACAGGCCACCAACATTCGTCTTGAAAATCGTATCGATTGTTCGACATCGATGCTATAGGTGATACGCTTGACCTCAGTTCTCAATTCTTCAACATTGGAGTACGCCGTGAGTCTCTTGTTCACCGCAAACCCCTTCTTCTCAAGGCGTCCCAATTTATTAATGAGGTCCGCCTTCTCTTCATCAATAGACGAGTACCCCTTGGAGGGCATCTCCTCTTGGGGACCTGGTCCCTCATCATCAAAAAACATTGGTTCGTCGTCGTCATCACCGTAATCAATTTCCTGTTCCTGTTGGGGCTGACTGGGGGCAGTTTGTTTGTTTGGATTTACAAAAGCATCCATAGCTTCTTGGTGCACAGGAGGACGTGGTCTGTGACTTTGTTGCACGGGTCGGGGCACGGGTTTTGGGCGTGGTGTTGATATTTCAATCTCATCCATCAGCGCCTGTTCGTCGGCGTCTAATTTCATCACAGTAGTATTTCCACGATCAATGACTATTTCTTCGTCCATCTACTCTTTATAAGGAAACTATTCAATTACCTTTAACGCACTTTAAAAAAAATTATATGTATACATTATAAATGTTTACCCTCAACAAAGCCAACCGAAATGCCGTTATGTCCATCTTTGGTTTGATTGTATTGATTTACATTCTTGGTGCTATCAAGAAGACCAGTCGATACCAGCCCAGACACATCACTGTGAAGGCGGTCAGTGAAAAGTCCATCTTTGATCTCGAGAACAAGTTGGAATGTGCCCCTGGACACACCAGTGAGGGTAGCGCGTATACCAAGAGCTTGACTCCAGGTGGCCTCTGTGGTGCCCAAGAACTCGTCGCCGACCACGCATCGTATGGAATTGAAGATGGAATCGGCGGATCTTTAATCTAAAGTAATATAAATGGCTTTGGTGACTTCCCCCCAAACTATCCCAGACCTCGATTACGAGTATCACACCATAACTGTCGATACCATTGGTCAAGACAGTGCGAATACTTTTACGTGCCATCTCCAACAACCACTTCGCAATGTTGTTCAGGCCAGACTCCTCGCGGCGCATATCAATTCTAATGTATCTACCAAACATTGCTATGTTTCGATTGAGGAATTAGATTCCATTTTTTCTGACCGAGCATCCAATGTTCTCACGGGTCAAGCATCTATGAGTATGATTCGAGGTTCATTCGCGAGTCTTGTGACTGATGGTAATGCCCTCATTACTTTCAAAGACAATTACACAATCGCCACCCAGTATATAGACCCAATCAGGCGAGTCGACCGTCTCAGTGTAACGATTCGTGATCAAAATGGCGCCACAATTAAACCATCGGATGATAACGCCAATAATTTCCTCGTTCTTAGATTTGTGTGTAGAAAACCTAATTTGTAATTTTCTTCCTTTAAAGTAGTATACTATGTCTTCGGGTATTGTTCAGTTAGTGGCGATTGGCGCTCAGGATGAACATATTACAGGAAACCCTGAGATATCGTTTTTTAATTCGTCATTTAAAAGACATTCAAATTTTTCACAGTCCATTGAAAAACATACACTCTATGGAGCTGTGAAAAATAATTCTTTATCAACCATTCGAGTTGAGAGAAGTGGCGACCTTTTGGGATACACCTTCTTGGTCCCAGATGATGGTACAGAGTGTGTAGACATCCAAGATTGGTCGCAGTATATCGACAGTGTACAACTTTTGATTGGTGGACAGGTGATAGATGAACAAGATTCACTCTTTTGTGAAACGATTGCGATTGATACGTTCGCACAGAATGTTTCAAAAAGTTCAAATGGACCCCACCCAGGGTTAAGTTCAAGGTCTTATTTCTATCCATTTCGATTCTTTTTCTGTGAAAATGCACAATCTGCGATACCTTTGGTTGCCCTTCAGTATCACGATGTGGAACTTAGAATCCGTTGGGGTCCAAATGCCGCAGACTATAACTGGGAAGCCTATTCAAACTATTACTATGTTGATAACGAGGAACGGGGGAACATCGCATCTCGCGCAAATGATATGCTCATATTCCAAGTCCAAAAGAATATTCCATCACACGAGCTTGTGCAGGAGTTGAATTTTAATCATCCAGTCAAGTACATTGCGAGTTCTAATACAGCTTCACAAAGCGCACTCACGGCTGTGGGTAACCGTATTAAGTTGAGTATCAATGGTATGGATATTTGTAAATATAAATGGGCAAAGACCCACTTTGTTGACGTATCCCACTACTATCATACAAACTTTGTGACGTCTCCAGATATATTCTTTCACGCATTCTGTTTAACATCAAGTCTTCATCAACCCTCGGGGTCTCTCAATTTTAGCCGTATAGACTCTGCAAAGATACAAAGTGAATCATTACCCATTGTAAATCCAATTTACGCCGTAAACTATAACATTCTCAGGATAGAAAATGGTATGGCTGGGCTTGTGTACGCAAATTAAAATACATTAATATATAAATGGTGAAAAACATCAATACTTTCCATCTGACGGAGAAGATACGACTTGGTCGACATACTTCGGAAAATCAACCTGAACATACAATCGTTTTGAACGCGGGTAAAACTGAGATACCACACATAGAATCCCCAGGTTTCTATGTGTCGCCAATGAGACACGGTGTCTCATCGAATGTACTTATGTATAGCCCAGAGACAAAAGAAGTTGTGTTTGGAAATGATTTGTCCCTCCAAAGTATTACTGAATTAGGGTCTTCGTCAAATGTAAAAACACGTTTTAAACACCTTGAAGTTGAACAATTGGACGTGGTCAATGTGACCACAATCAACACCTACTATATAGACAATCCCGAGTTTGTGGTTGGTGATTCCAACTCTGACGCCCACGACCGTGCCTCAATCAAAATGGTCAAGGGTCGCAACGCGGTGTCTCTCGAGTATGATGGTGACCTCACGTTTCGCTCGGACACTCCTCTCAACGTCACCATTGATGGTGCATTACACAGTAAATCCTATTTTGGTGATGGTGGTCTCCTTTCAAACGTCACGTACGACCAATTGGGGTATGTGATGCCTCATCTACGCGTCACGGAGGATATTCACGCGCACCAGTATCACGGAGATGGACGTCATCTCACAGGTCTCACACTTGGTCAAATTGGGGATATCACGTCAAATAATTTAACAGTCGCGTCTGTGACTACCCAAGGAAATGTGAATGTCGGTTCAGAACTCCATATAGATGGTATAGTGCGTGCCTCACGTTCGGTCGTCGCCTATGAGTTTATCGGAGATGGACGACGATTGTATGGGGTGGCCCAAGAATCTGATTTGAAATCAAATGTCTCGAGAATTGAGACACTTGAACACTTGGGTACTACATTGACCTCTAAAGTTACAGATGTACACCATATTCCACATATTATCACCAAGTGTGATTCGTTAGAGTACGCCCTAAATGCCCTAGAACCTAGGGTTACACAGACGGAGAAGTTTGAATCCAGATTTTCAAAACTTGAATACATTCCAAATGTGATTGATACACATTCTCAAGACATTGTGAGATTGACCAAAGATACCCAGAAGATTGGTGCGTACATACCCATTATAATTCAATCGGATAGTGACGTGAGAAAGCTCAATACATACGCACCCATCATTGAAAATAATGTTGGACGGATACTCCGCATAGAACAAAACTTACCACGTTTACATACATTGGAAACTGCAACGGAGCGTCTTGAAACATACATACCAAGAATTAAGAACCTTGAAGCACACGTACCAAGAATTGGAAGATTAGAAACGTATGTACCACGCATTGAGGCGCTTGAACCACTTACACCCAAAGTTGCGCAATTAGAACAGCACGTGGACGTCTTAAAACCACTCACACGCAAGGTTGCGCAGGTGGAACCTCGCGTACACGCGCTCGAAGTACTCCCAGCGCGTGTGAAGACTTTGGAGGACCAGGTTCCACGAGTGGACATTCTCGAAACCCACATTCCAAGATTTGAACCACTTGAGGCACTCGTTTCTACAATACATTCTACCGAGTCAAATGTACACACAATTCAAAATGAAATCCCACCAATTGACGCACGACTTACACACGTGGAAAGCATCTTACCCCGTTCTCTCCAAGATATTATGTCGTATGAAAGCAATACTGTAACAACTTTACAATTATCAAATGTAATAACGTCATTAACGACATCTGGTAATATAGGTATTGGGACAACCGACCCAACTTCGAGAATTTCAATCTATAGTGCACCAAATATTGTGTCTGAAATTGGGGAAGTCAATGGAATTAAGATTAATGAACTCGCTCAAATCAATGCGTACATAAAAGCAAATAATGGAACAACATCGGGACGACCAGGTGGTCTTGTATTCAAGACAAAGAGACCCAATGGTACACTTGAAAACTCTATGACCCTTGACGGAAATGGATGTCTCACGGTCGGGTCAAGCACCCCACATCCATCAGCAGCTTTAGCCGTTGATTCAACGACACGCGGTTTATTGGTTCCTCGTGTAGTAGGTACAGATATCATAAAAAAACCAGAACCAGGTCTTATTGTATACGATACGGAAACAGATACATTCTGGGGATACAAAAGAACTGGATGGACTACATTGTGTTAAAATAAAATGACCTATTATATAAATGCCGAAGAACCTGAATACGATCGAAAGATCTGAAAGGATACGGGTTGGTAAGAATGTTCCAGACGAACAGGCTATAAATACGGTATTAATCAATGCATCAAATTCAGTTGTAGAAGCACCGATTAGTGGGTTTTATGTAGCACCTATTCGTTACGACACGAGTGTTCTATCCAATACATTGGTATATAACACAGTCACAAAGGAAATTGTGGATGCTGGTATAAGTGCGGATAACCAAACACTCCAAGATGTGACTGATTATGGACTTACAACAAACAACGTGGTTGAGTTTATAAATACAACAACTGCGTTTACGACGATTTCCAATGTTGGTATCGCGAATACCTCTCCGATACACACACTTGATGTTGGTTCAAATGTGTACTTTGATGATACCGCGTCAAATGTACTCACAGTATTGGGTAACGTATCCTTACAACGTGATGTATTTATAGAAGGTAATCTCGCCGTTCGGGGAACAACGACGTTGGTACACTCGGAAAACTTATCGATTAAAGACCCTATCATTGTTCTCGGTGAAAACAATACAGATGATGACTTTGTATTTGATTTGGGGGTTGTGATGGCGCGCCCAGATTCTAATGTAGCTGTGGGTTACATTGAGAACGATGATGAACTTGTACTCGCATATACAACAAGCGACCCAAGTGGGCGATATATTGTACCAGATTCCTCAAACACATTGAATGTTCACGTATATGGTTCTTTATTTACAGACTCAAACGTGGGTATAGCGAATACATCACCTATACATACTCTAGATATTGGTTCAAATGTGTATGTTGATGATACCGCGTCAAATATTCTTGTGGTCCACGGGGACGCTAAGATTGACGAGAGGTTGTACGCCAATACCGTGAGTGTCTCAGATGTTTTAGACGTCACAGGCACTATCTACGCACTCTCCAATGTGGATGTTGCGCAGGAACTCAACGTTACCGGGAATGTGTATGCGTCATCAAATGTGGATGTATCTCGGGACCTCAATGTGAGTGGTATTGTCTATGCCCTTTCCAATGTGGATGTATCTCGGGACCTCAACGTTACCGGGAATGTCTATGCCCTCTCCAACGTGGATGTTGCGCAGG